TCAATGAAAAGCTGGGATAAACCAAAGAGCGAGGAGATGCTTGCTAAGTTTTGCAACATTTTACGAAACGGAGACGTTAGCGACGAGTCAATGATTCAGCTTGAAATTGGATTAAAACAAATTGAAAATCACCTAAAGGAATTGGAGTCAGTCCAAATCGTAGAATCCGTGGAAACACAATTCAAGAGCGAAGAGGACCCGACAATAGCAATGGCTTTGGAATTTGAATATTACCAAAAACTAAAAAAATTTATTTAAAACACAATGGACGCAATTAAATCACAATTGGATTCAGTACTTGCGAAATTGGAGTCAAACGAAGCTTTGATTTCAGACGTAAAGTCAATGAAAGAAGCTGGTGAGGAGTTCAGAAAGTCACTTTCTGCCGAAACCGCTAAATTAAACGAAAAGGCTGATGCTCTTCAGGCTCAGCTTGATGGTGTAGATGCAAGAACTCAGGCAAGTTTCTCAAACGCTGCTAAAGGACATTCTTTCTCTAGCGAATTGGAGAAGGCTTTCTCTTCTGACGCATTTGGCAACTACAAGAGCGGAAACGCTAACAAAGTTAAGTTGGACCTTAACTTGAAAGAGGACATGACAATTGGAAACTCTTACACTGGAGAAGTTATTCCAGCAGACCGAGTTCCTGATTTGAAGTTTGACCCAAATAGACGAGTTCACGTTCGTCAATTGTTGCCAGTTGGTCAAACCTCTAGCAACCTTATCCGTTTTGTACGTGAAAGCGCTTACGACAACGCTGCTGCACCAACTGCACAAGGTTTGGCTAAGCCTCAGTCTGATTTCGATTTGACTGCGGTTGACCGTTCTGTTAGAACAATCCCAACTTTCATGCGATTGACAAAAGAAATGTTGGACGATACAACTGGATTGATTGCTTACCTTTCTAGCCGTGCGCCGAGCAAATTGTTGAACGTAGAAGATACTCAAATTCTTTACGGAAGTGGTGTTGGTCAAAACCTTCATGGCGTTGCAACTGATGGCTCTGCTTGGACAACTGTAAGATTTGGTACTCTAATCAACAGATTTGACGTTCTTGCTGCTGCGGTTGTTCAAACTACTAAGGACGAATACGCACCAAATGCAATCCTTATCAACCCAAGCGATTACTTGCAATTGGTATCTGTTAAGGAAACTGCTGGCGCTTACATCTTGCCTAGCTACGTTTCTATGACTGGCGGACAAATGTTTATCATGGGCGTTCCTGTTTATAGCATCAATGCCGTAACTGCTGGCGATTTCTTCGTTGGTGACTGGGCGCTTGGTTCCCAATTGTTCGTTCGTCAGGGCGTAACTCTTGAGTTCTTTGAGCAGGATGCTGACAACGTAACCAAAAACTTTGTAACTGTACGAGTTGAGGAAAGAATTGCATTTGCAGTTTACAACTCCAAGGCTTTGGTATTCGGTAGATTTGCTGCCGCTCTTGCTAACGGTTCCGCAGTATAAGTAAAATAGGTGTTTAGTTGATTAAGACCCCGACAAAAGCGTCGGGGTTTTTTTTATTTATCTAAAAATCAATACCTTTCACGAAATCAATAGAAAAAAGGTATGAATATAGTTTTTTTTGTACACGCATGGGCAGGAACGCACAACTCAGGAGCCGAGTGGACAGTCCAGCATTACGCCAAATATTTTCACGATAAAGGCTGCAACATTGAAGTTATTTTACCTGAAGGGCAAATTTATCCTGATGGCGAAAAGTTTAAATTTATAAAATTTATAACTGGCTATTATTCAAACGACTTTTTTCTTGCCTTACAAAATGCAAGCGTTGTATTTACCCATTTAGATAATACAGGCGTTGCGATTAATTGGTGCATGAGGTTTAAAAAGCAATTGATTTTTTTAAGTCACAACGACTCTGATTACAGAAATGTAAGGTTTAAGCAGCAAAACATTCACGTTGTTTACAACAATAAGGCAAACGAAAAGAATTTAGATAACGGTGCTTACCCAAATGCCTCTATTGTTTGCAAGCCTCCTATTTTTCCAGAGGACGTAAAGTACAACCGAAAGCATGGTCAATACATTACGCTAATTAACTGCAACGAAAACAAAGGAGGGCAAATTTTAATTGACCTTGCCAAGAGATTGCCAAAGTTTAAATTTCTTGGAGTGCTTGGAAGCTACGGCGAGCAAATCATGGACGACACTTTAAAAAATCTAAAGTACGTTGCGCAAACTCCTGACGTGCATTTAATTTACGGCAAAACAAACATTGTACTTGTGCCATCATCTTACGAGTCTTACGGACGTGTAGGCTTAGAGGCGGCTATTAATAGACTGCCAGTTATTTGCACGCCTACTGACGGACTAAAGGAATGCCTTGGTTCTGCTGGATTGTATTTTCAACGTGAAGACATCGACGGAATGGCTGCAAAGATTGAGGAGTTAATGACAGATGAAATACTTTATGACTTTCACCAAAACATTATGCGAAACCTTGCAGAGGAGCGGTTGAAATACCAAGACCAAGAGTTGGAAAGATTCTTTAATTTTATCGTTGACAAAGCAAAGAAACCATACGATGAGTGATTTATTATACACGCCTAGCAACCTTTCATTTACTGGCTATTCTGTCCAATTAGAGGACGAGATTCCAGCAATCGAGCCAATTAGTTTAACTGAGGCAAAAGAATACGCAAGGATTGACTCAACCTTTGAGGACACTTTAATAAGCAGCCTAATAAAGGTGGCTCGACTACATTGCGAGGCATTTATGGGCAAAGCAATTATTCGCAAGACAGTAACTGTTGAATCCTTTTCTTTTCCATACCAATGGCAGTTGCCTTACGGACCTTTGGTCTCGTCAACAGATGTTTCCAAGGTGGTGACTGTTGACCAAAATGGGGCAGAGACTGCTTTACAATACCAATTAAATGTAGGCTTGTTCCCAAAAATTGCAATTACTAGCGGTCCTCAATCGTTTAAATTTAAAATGGTTTATACTGCTGGCTTTACAACAGTTCCTGAAGACATAAAGCTTGCCGTTAAAATGATGGTAAACACGCTTTACGAACGCAGAGAAGACTTTAGCGACTTGCAAGCAATACCTTCTCCTTTGGGAGTAAAAGCATTGTTGATGCCTTATAAAACTTACAACTGGTTTGGTGCATGAGGACTAACAAAGAGGTTAAAGCTGGCGATTTACGGGAGCGCATACAATTCCTAAACCCAAATTTATTTGGTGACGGATTTGGCGGTTACTATTCCTCAATGGGCGTTAGTTATACTTGCTGGGCAAAGGTTACTAACGTAAATGGCGCACGCATAAATAGCGAGGACCAAATGGTTATTAAAAACCAATGGGAGATAATTATCCGAGATAATCCTTTGGTGACAATCACCAAATCAATGCATATACTTTACAACGGCAAAACGCTAATCATTGACTCTATTATTGACGTTTTGGAATATGACAGAATGATTAAGTTAATTGCTAAAGAGAGGGATTAATGGTAAGCATCAACTTTGACAAGAAAAGCCTTAACGCTTTTTATAAGTATTTAAAAGATTTAGAGGGAGACGTTGCTGACTTTGTACGTGCAGAGGTGGAGGATTCCATGCTTGCAATTGAGTCAGAGGCAGTTTCAGAGGTTAGAGTTCAATTTGGAGCGCTAAAGCAAAGCATTCAGTCAACTCCAATTAAAGTTACAAAAAACGAAGTGACTGGAGGCGTCGAGGTAGGAGCCTTTTATGCGCCTTATATTGAGTTTGGAACTGGTGGTGGTGTTTTAGTGCCAACGGAATTAAAAACTTTTGCAAAGCAATTTAAAGGCACAACTGGACGCAAAAGAAACTTTGATGCTGACCCATTCTTTTACCCAGCAGTTTTTAAGCAAAGAAGAGAATTGCCTAAAAGAATTGAGAAAACTTTAACTACATTATTGAAAAAGAAACAATGAGAAATATTAAAAAGTTTGTACGCAAGGCTTACTGGTCAGCTTTAAATGGCACGATAACCTACAAAGGTGCGCCAGTTCTTTGCTACGATACCTTTGCTCCTGACAATGCCAATTTTCCGTACATTCTTATTACAAATCAGACCCAAGAAGACGATAAAGACAACCAAGAATATAACTACATCACCACGATAACTTTGGACGTTGTAACGGCAGGAATTGCGCCTTACGGAAGATTTGATGCCGACACAATAGCTGACTCGATTTTGCAAATTGTTTGCCTATATCCTGAAAACTATTTAGCACTAGAAGTTGGCAAAATTGTAACAGCTAAACTTGTTCAGCAAACTAGCCTATCGAGCATTACCGACACAAATATTGTGCATCGGGAAATCATGACTATTGAAAATTGGATTGATGGGTAAGGTTAACGGCTCCGCTTTATTTGTTTCTGTTGGTTTAGCTAGAATTGCTAAGTCTACGGCTTACAATTTGTCTGCTGAAATGAGCCAGCTGGACAAGACAAGCAACGAGTCAGGATTTTTTGCAGACCATATTTCCAAGCTTGGGTCTTGGTCGTTATCAAGCGACTCACTTTTTATTCAAGAAGGTTATTCTTATGGCGACCTTTACACCGCTTATATTAATCGTGAGCGAGTTTATTTGTCAGCTGGGCAAGAGGATAATTTAACGTTTATTGGATTGGCAACGATTGAATCAATTAGCCAATCAGCACCAATGGAGCAAGCTGCAAGCATTTCAGTAAGTTTTAAAGGTGTTGGAGGACTTTATCCAACCATTTTACCAGCGGAAAGATTTATTGTTGACGAATTATTTGAGATTATTATTGACCAAGACGGCAACTTTTTGGTTTATACTTAAAATTTATTGTCTTGCATTTTTTATAAGTCCTTTTATTTTTAAAAAAAAAATCGAATTAACCTCATAAAAATATGGCTACTACTGGCAAATTTAACGGCACGCTTCTTAACGTTTACCTTGACAACGTTATGATTGGTTGCGCTACCTCCTCTGAACTATCTGTAAACGTTGACCTTGCAGATGCAACTTGCAAAGACGATGGCGGATGGGCGGACCATATCGCTGGTCTTCGTGATTGGTCTGTTTCTACTGACGGATTGGTTGCATTTGACGATACAAACAACATTGGCGACATTTATACGCTACTAAGCGGTCGTACTGTTGTGGCTCTTAAATTTACCACCAACGTAACTGGCGACCTTGTATTTTACGGAAACGCATCTGTTGCCTCTATCTCTGTAAGTGCAGAAATGGAAGCAGCAGTAACTTACTCCGTAGAATTTACTGGAAAAGGTCCTTTACTAAAGGCGACCGTAGTACCAGCATCAACTTAATTAGTATTATATTTCGCCTATGAATCACACAGGCAGAACAATAATTACAATTAATGGCAGCACCTATACCGTTAAATTTGGTATGGGTGCTTTGTTGCATTTTAGCGAAGGTCTTGGATATGATGTCCAAGAAACAATTGAGGCGCTAACAAAGACAGGCGTTGGTCAAATCAAGGCAATTGCAAAGTTTATTTATGCGGCTTTGTATGTCGATGCGCTTTACCACGACAAAGAATTTACTTTGGAACTTGTGGATATTATTGATTGGGTAGACACAAACCCAACAGACGAAATTGGAAAGGTGGTTGTCGTTATCATGCAAGGCATAAGTGCAATTACAAAAGTGGAGTATCCAAGTGGAGACGCTGGAGAGTCAAAAAAAAAATAACATTTAGAGACGTTTGCCATTACGCCATTGGGGAGTTAGGTATTGCACCTGACTCCTTTTATTTTATGTCGTTTGCCGAGTATCAATCAATTGCCTATGGTTATGCTATGCGACAAAGCAAAGAGGAGAATTTATTTAGAACGATTTGGGTGCAACTTAACAATGTAAACGTTACCAAGAAATCTGACCTAATTAGAAAGCCTGACAAGTACTGGAAAATTCCATTGTTAGATGCCAAGCCAGTTGTGATTCCGACTGAAGAAGAGAAGCAGAGAGCGTACCAAATTGGACTACAATGGCAAAACCTTAAATTTGAAGAAGAAGCCAATTTTGACACAGTAACCAAGACCATAAAATGAGCGCAAAATTAAATGTTGACATTGTCGCCCAGTTAAAAGAATTTAACAAGGCAATGGCTGACCTAAAGTCAGAGGTCAACTCAGTTAATTCGTCAATTGACAAATCAAA